AGCACGATGCCGTCGGATGGGAACTCGGCCAGCTCGGCCTGCAGCAGCGCCAGGCGCAGGCGGTCAATGCGCTGCTCGCCCACTACAGCTACGCCAGCCGGGGCGGCGTACAGTTGAGCAACCGTCATGAGGCCCTGCAGGTTCACGCCGGTGCCGTTGCCGTAAAGCAACTGAGCTTCTTCTGCCATGGTGAGGCCGTAGCGTGCACGACCGTCGATATAGCTCTGCAGTGCCTTGGCGTCGTCCAGCATCTGGCGGCTGGCTTTGAACAAATGGGCGATGGTCCGCACGTTCGCCGTGGCTAGGCCGAAGGTCAGGTCGGAGTACGGCTTGGCAGTGTTCTCCGCCACAGTGCGGGCGTTGTTGACGAAGCCGGTTTCACGGACGTACTCGATGGAGTTCGATTCGGTGGTACCTGGCGCGACCAGGTCGCGGACGGTAAGTCGGCGCTGAGGCGGGGCAATGATCCCCGGCAAGCGCTGAGTCTGCACCAGGTCACCGCCGGTTGCGGTGGTGATGGCCGCGCGCGGCACGGAGACACGGCGGGAACCACGGAAGGACGAGTTCATGTCCTTCATTTCTTCGCTCTCGATCACGAGAGCGCCTACCGATTTCTGCGGCTCTTCCTGATGGCTCCGATCCCGGCTTGCATTCACCAGTTTCTGCTCGGCCTCGCCCAGGCGCGCCTGAAGCTCGCCCTGCTTGGTCAGCAGTTCATCGACCTTGGCACGGGTTTCGGTATTCATTTCACCGGAAGCCTTGATTTGCTTCTCGGTCGCCTCGGCCTGGCTTTTGATCTGGTCGCCAATGCCCTTGAGGCTGGCGTTGAGTTCTTTGACTTGGGCTTCAAAGTCCATGGTCACGTTCCTTTCAGAGAATTGAGGAGATTGGTTGCCGCGCTCAGAGAGGCGGAGAGGTCTGGCGCGACAGCGCGAGGCTTATCGGTCGGGGCAGCGTTATGCGTGCCCCCGCCGGCAGCGCGAGGCATGCCGGACTTGAAACTGGCGAACAGCTCGCGTCTCTCGGAGCGAGGCATTCCTCCCTTGGCCAGGGCTACATCCATGGCCTTGAGTGCGTTGGCCTGGGCGGCGTCTTCGGTTTCGCGCTCGGTGACCTCGGCGGACGACAACAGTCCAGTGGCCAGACCAAGCTCTACGGCACGCTTGCCGCGGATGTAGGTTTCGTCGTCCATCAGTTCGGCCATGTCTTCAGCCGACTGCCCGCTGGTCTCGGCATAGAGGTCAGCCATCGCGGCATCGAACTCCTCCATATCGTCGGCGGTATCGCGGAGGTAGTTGCGATTACCGGCGAGCCAGGTCCAGCAGTTGTGGATCATGAGGAAGGCGCTGCTGGCCACCTCTCGCTTCTTCCCCGCGAGGAAGACAATCGAAGCAGCGCTCGCCGCCATGCCGAGCACCTTGGTGGTGACCTCGTGGCTGTGCTCTTGCAGGCGGTTGTAAATGGCAATGCCTTCGAACATGTCACCGCCTGGCGAGTTGATGTAGACGGTGACATCACGCTCGCCGATTGCCCGCAAGGCGGCGTCGATTCGTTGCAGCGTGACGCCCTCGCCATACCAGTCTTCGCCGATCACGCCGTACACGGTGATGGTGTCTGAGGTGTTCTCGACGGCCGCCTGGATCGCGGGATTCCATTTGTCGAGCGCGCGCGGGCTCATCTCGCTGCGCAGGCCGCGAGACTGGATCTTGTGCTTCATGGATTACTCCCGTGATTTACTTTTCGGGCTGTTGGAGCCAGTTCATCAGAGCGGCCCTTGCGGCCTGGCTATCGTTTTGCTTGCCCAACTGGTCAAGTGGAACCAGGTTGGATTGCACGGTCAGTACATCTCCACCCGGCATGCTCGGAAGGTTTTCTTTCCGTCGGCCCTCGTTTCGGGTCATGTAGCCGTTCTGCCCCATCGTGCTGAGATAGGCCGCCCGACCGGCGCTGTCCGCACGCAGGAACGCTTCAAGTGAGTACTCTGCGTAGAACTTGATCCGGTCAACCGCCGTCATGCACCACTTGTTCACGCACTGCTCAATCGGCGCCGTGAAGGACATGATGCAGTACGTGAGAAACGCGATCTGCTGTTGCTCCAGGCCGGTCCCCCAGTTGCTGCCCTTGTCGGTCTTCATCACCATCCAGGGCGGAACGCCGAACCATCGGCAAATTTCCTCGATGCTATGCCCTCTCGACTCCAGCAACTGCGCATCGGCAGGGTTGATCCCGATCATCTCCGGCTTCACGCCCTGCTCAAGTACTGGGCTCTTGCCGGCATTCAATGCCCCGGAGATTGTCTTAACGTACTCACGAAACTCGACGCGCTGAGCCGGGTTAAGCGTCTTGTCGACCGAGAAAGCGACTGTGGGCATCATGCCGTTGCGGAATGTGCTATTGGCGGCATCGTCTGCAGACATCGCAGAACCAAACACATCCGCGCCGTACCGAATAGCAGAAAGGCCGACTCGGCCATCCAGAGTGAAGGCTGGGATGTGCAGCATGTCCTGCCGCTGGATCTCTCGGCGGGCTCCCTTTCGCGGCCTGAAGAAGTATCGCAGCCTGCCGTCATCATCGAACTCGGGGTCGACTCGGGACGGCATCAGGAAGTCCAGCGCAATGACCCGACCTGCGGAGCGGTGGATCTCGCAGTAGGCGTTGCCCCACAGCAGCATCGATGCCACGACTGCCTGCCAGAAATGGAAGGCAGCCATGTCTTCGTTGGGGCTGTTGTGCACAACGTCGTACAGCGGGAAATCGCGGGCGCTTTCGCGACTGCCATCAGGCATCCGCCGGTAGATGCTCAACGGCAAGCCGGCTACCGAAGTCGAGATGATACGGACGCATGCCCACACGGTGGACAGGCGCATGGCCTTGTCGACGCTGACTGACTTACCACTACTGGACTGAGCACCGTTAAAGGTACTCCAGAAACCTCCATCCGACAGCTTGATAGTCTTTCCCAGCCACTCACTCATGCTGGCTGAAGGCTTGGTGGCAGCAGCGCCCAATGCCTGGGATAGGGTTTTAATCACTGACAAGCCCTCTGCGAATGAAGCCAGCGATGCAGAAGAAGCTCAGCGATCCAGCCAGCAAAGCCCAGCCGGTACCAGCCAGCATCCAGACCCCGCTGCATGCCAAGCAGAAAGCGACCACTGCGCAGGCGATGAAAATATGAAATGCGTTCATGCGATCAGTGGGTCCCGAATGCCTGCCATGAAGTTGTCCATCCCGCCGCGGCCCTCAGGATTCAGGCTAAGCAGTGAAACGGCGTTGAATGTAGCCATCAGCGGGTCAATCTTTGCTGTGCCCGATGCTTGTTTCGTGATCAGAAAGGCATTCGCTGACGGCACGCCTTTGGCGTTCCCGCAGGACCATGCCATCAGCGGTTGGCCGCAATGCAAGAAGGCGCCTTCCGCCAGCTTGCGTTCTGTCGTCTTGATTGCGCCCGTGAGCTTCCAGCCTTGAGAGATACCCACGATCTTGTCCTCATCGACACCAGCATCTGCGAGAGCATCGAGTACGGCGCCAATCCCAGCCGGGTCCAACCCCACCTTGTCCAGTAGACCTGATGCATTGACGCGCGCCACGATGGCCGCGAACTGTTCTACGTCATCACCGATGCGATCGACGATTGTCAGGTCGCCAGCTTTCTCCAGGTCTCTCAGCCGGGGCGCCTCTGACTTACGTCGCTTAAGGACCGAGGGGTGAGCCCAAGCGTGAGCCCAGTGGAGCCACCGTCTTGTCCCTGTCTCGCGCCCGAGGACTGAGAGGCCAAGCAAGTCATCAAGGCCGCCGCCATCGCCGCCGACATCGATCACCTCGCAGCGTTTCAGGATCTCATCGAGGCTCAAGCCCGGCAAATCTCGATGTTGAGATGTTTGGCCAGAAAGCCTCGCAGATCTGCCTCGCCGTCGAGCTCCGCCTGCATGAAGAGGCGCTCCAGCGTCGGGCGGTCTACCGAGTAACCCATGTTCGGGTTTACCAGGTGGAAGTTCTCGGGTTTACGCGCCTCGCCACTTTTGATCATCTCTTGCGAGAATTCGTAGATGATCGGAAGGAACCGATTGTCCTCGATGCGGCCATCCCGAACGCCGCGGGCATAGGACAGCTTCGACCTGAACACGCCCGCCGGCGGTTCGTTCGACTGGGTTGTCAGCCAGATGATGAAACCTTCCGGCCTGGACAGCAGACCGCCGGTAGCCTCGCGGATCATGTCCGCTGCTTTCGGGTTTTTGCCGAACAGCCAGGCCTCATCGATGAGGACGCCGACAGCTTTTTTTCCGCCCACTACGTCGCTGTCAGCAGCTACCACCTTCAGTGTGGCTCCGGTTTCGCGATGGGTGATCAGCCGTAGGTGCGGTTGAACATGTAGAAGTGTTTTCAGCTCCTCGTCGTTGTTGACCATGTCTTTAGCCGGCACGAACGAGTTATCTGCAATCTCCTTGGTCGGCGCCAAGATGATGAATTCGGCCGACAAGCGCCAATTGCGGATCAGCGCCGTCAGCATGATCCCCGCGGCGATGGTGGACTTACTGTTTTTTTTCGGGATACAGAGCATCACCTCCCGAATCAGGCGCTCACCTGTCTCACTGTTATAGCTGCCGAACACAGCGCCAGCGAAAGCGAGAACCCATGGTGCGCAGGATGCTTCGATTGTCGGACTGCCAGGAGCATCGACGATCTTCAGCCCCTTGAAGACCTCAAGGCTGGCCTTGGCCTCATCAGGAAACAGCGGCTCGGGGATGATCGATTCGCCCACAGACAGGCGCCGCCACCAGTCCGGGCAGGCAGTTGTCCAAAGCATCGGTTATCCCTTTACGACAGAAAGCGGTGGCTTGCCTTGCGCATACCTGCCCTTGCCTACTTCCTTGGCGGCATCCTGACGAGCTTCTTTCTTGCCCTGGTCAGCGACTTTTCCGTGGATGTAGGGCATGAGCGCCTTTGCAGCGTCGACACGCAGGCGAGGCTCAGCGGCTTGCTCGTTCATCACTGCCACAAGGAAGTCGCGTGGGTCGTCGAACTCAGCGAAGACCAGCACATCATCGGGTACTTCCGCTTCCGTCGGCGAGTTAACTTTCCCTGCAACTTTAACTTCTGCCGGGGTAGCGTTCTTCACCCTGGTCTTTCGAGCCATGTGGGCTATGACGTCGGGGTCTTTCGCGAGCTTCGAGCCCGCCTGCGACGCGGTCTTCTCGGAATAGCCGGCGGCAATTGCTGCATCTCTTTTGGAGGCGCCCGACTGCAAAGCGTCAGCAAACCGGCGCTTTTTGTCGGTTAAAGCCATGGTTAACTTTTCCGTAAATTGAGAAAAAATGTGCGGATGAGGTCGAGGGCGGTCTAGTTAAGTCAGAACGCTAAGCTTTCACATCCCCTACCCTTTGTGGCACGTCACTACCGCTAGAAATCCGTTCTCAGTGCCTTCACCGACGTTCTGATGACTCTTCAGCCTGCAAGGCCTGCAGCTTCCTCGGCCTGCTTCACCGAGTCATGGCAGGGCTTGCAGAGCGGCTGCCAGTTGGTCTGTTTCCAGAACAGATCCTGATCGCCGCGGTGCGGAATGATGTGGTCAACCACGCTGGCCGCTGCCGTCATCCCGCGCCGCGCGCAGTACACGCACAGCGGGTTGTCGAGCAGATAGCGCTCTCGTGCCTTTTGCCACTTGTAGCCGTAGCCACGCTGAGTGCTGGTCTTATCGCTTCGCCAACTGCCTGGGGTGATAGTTTTTAGGCGAGTGCCTTCAACTTCCTTCACTCGGGAACCGAGCGTCTTAAGCCTAGCCATCAGCCAGCTTCCAAAGCGATTTTCGTCATCGCCAACAACGCGCCGACCAGCGCCTTCTCAGACTTGCCGGTAATTGCGATCACGTCGGCCTCCGCCTTCAATACCTCTGCCTGATCCTCTGGCGACATCTCACTGACCATGCCCTTCATCTGGTAGTACTCGGCCTTGCTATTAGGCTGAGTCATTACGCTCTCCACTGATGCCGGCCTTCTTGGCCAGGAACTGTGTATACAAGCCGCCTGCAACGTCGGCGCCGATTACCGCAATGACGATGCCCAGGCCAGCAGCCAAGTAGAGATTGCTCCAGAGCGCCAGGGC